GGTGTTCAGAATGTTCCTTCAGTTTATTTTTTTGACGAATAGTGAGTTTCACTTCTTTTTACGTTTTTTCTTTTTGGCATTAAGTTTTTTTAAATCAGCAGCAGTGATCTTGTCTCTTGGAGGAGCTACTGAAGCTAACTTGCGTTGTTTAGGAGAATAGGATCCTTTAGGCATTAGACAGCAGAAGTGATAGCACCAGTTGTTATAAAGCTAACTGATACTGTGGAAATGTCACCAACTGTAGAGCTGAATGTAGTTCCTGTAATAATTCCGTTAAAACTTAACTTTTTACCACCTGATGTATCTGAAAATAGGTTAAATGAAGCAGTTCCATCATCTTCAGTAGTTAGCACATCATTAATAATCTCAGCAGTATCATCACCAGATGTTGCTGTGTAAAGAAGATCGACTGTACCAGATCCAGAAATTAAAGATCCTACGAAGGTTCTTGATGTTGAACCATGAGAAGTGGTCTCTAGTGTGTCTTTTGTTACATCTAAAGTCCAAGCTGTTGTAGAAGCTATAGCTCCAACTGTTCCAGATCCGTTATCAAATGATACAGAGCCTTCTTCGCCACGAAAAAATGCCATGATTTTGGTGAAAAATTACATCTAAGCTTATATTACCTTGAAACTGGAACTTTTAAAGCTATTTTTTCTTCTTTTTACGTCTATGTTGATATGTTATCTTCTTACTTCCCGTTTTTTCACGTTTAAAACGTGCTTTTTCAGCACTTGACATTTCAGAAGTAGTCTTAGGTGTCTTACTTGAGACACGTTTGCTGGGTCTACAGGCAGGGTAGCCTCGTTTTTCGCCTTTGGAGCGTCC